ATCTTTAAATCATCAGAATTTCCAAAATAAGCTTGAACACTATCTTTATGTCTTGTTGCTTTATCAAATACTGTTCTTACTATACTACCATCTAATGTCATATAGGTAACAGTTCCACCACTACCATCGTCAGTTTGTAAGAGAATATCTTTGTCTTCTATATCATTTCTTATTATTAGATTTCCAGTTCCCTCTTGTCTTATATAAGAATTGTTACCATCGTGATATATTCTCATATCATCACTTGTTCCAAATTTTAGAGCAACACTATCTTGGAACTCCATATTTTGGTCAATTTTAATTCTTGTGCTACTACCATCTAATGTTAAGTAAGTAGCATTACCACCACTACCATCATCGGCTCTAAATATAATATCCCCATCATTTGTTTGGTTCTGAATATAGAAATCACCAGTATTGTTACTGATATATCCATTTGTGCTGTGTTCTACGTGTAAAGCGTCTGATGCAAACACTAATCGTTGTCCAGAGTTAGGTAGTTTTAAGTAACTTCCATCAAAAGTAAGATTAGATTCTCCACTAATAGTAGTACTACCACTTGCAGTTAGCACGTTGTTATTAGTCATTCCAGTAACGCTTGTGATCGTACCAGAACTACCACTAACTTCACGCATAGTTCCGTTATCATTAATCCATAACGTATTATTTGTGTAATCCCAAGCTAGTTCATAAGGCCAAACACCGTTTGACCCATCGGAACCTGCTACGGGTGTACCATCACCACGTTTTATTTTTAAACCATTAGCCATTATTAGTTAGCGTATGTGCCTAAATCCCAAGCAACATTTGTAAGAGTAGAATTATCTATATTAGCTACTAAAGCACCTTTTGTAAATCCAGTCATATTACCTGTACTAGATGCAGTAGCAGTAGTAGTACCTAAAGTAAACTTGTCTGCACTTTCATCCCAAAAGAATGTTGCATTATTACCTGTAGAACCACGTTCTATAATAATACCGCAATCATGTGCATTACTTCCTGCTCCACTATTTAATTCCATTAATGGATCACTTACTGTGGTATTAGTACTGTTTACTGTAGTTGTTGTACCACTTACTGTAAGACTACCACTAACTGTTAAATCTTGTGCAATAGTAATACTATTAGCCAATTTAGCTCCAGTAACTGCATCGTTTGCAATATGTGCTGTATCAATAGAACCATTTACATACTGGTCACTATCTACTGAATTAGCTGACATGTGTGCTAAATCTATAGCTCCTGCTGCTATTTGATCACTGTCTGCTGCATCGTCTGCTAACTTAGCATTTGTAACTGCATTAGCAGCTAATTCTTCTGTTGCTACTCCAAGATCTTTAATCTGTACTGCACCGCTATTAACTACAAAATTATTTGTAGAAAATGATGCCTTACCTTTAACAGTTGATGTTGCGACAGGAGTACTAACTTCTAAATCTGTTACCGTTACCGTACTACTTCCTGTTTGTTTTCCAATATATAGTTTACCGCTTGCATTGTCATAAGCTAGCTCACCGTACAATAACGAAGCTGGAGCTCCTGCACTGGCACCATATAAACTTTTTTTAATCTGTAATGTATTTGCCATTTATTTCTCCTCTATGGTTGATAGCTACCGCCATCTATTGTTTCAGTGTCTAGTACAACTCCACTAGCTACACTTATTGTTGTTTGTCCACCAGACTCTGAAGTCTGTATTCCTGTACCCGCTTGTATATCTGATGAAAAATTATCTGCTTCAGTTATAATTACATCTGAAGTACCGTTATCTATTTTTAATTTATTTCCATCGTAAAAAACTAATTTTTTATATACATCTTTAATTTTGTTTGGTCCTGTTAATGTTCCACCCATTATGTTGTCACTCCTATATCTTCATATGTTGGTTCAATTACATCTACTACATCGCTATAACTAGCATCGCCAGGTATAGAAACATTGTTAAAAGAATATACATTTCTTGTTACATCTGTATAAATACTACTACTTGGATCTGTTATATTTATTAAGGTAACATCTAATGGTATTGATGTGTCTACAAAATTACCATCAGTGTTATCATTAAAGTGTTGTATTAAAGAATCAAACGATACATTAATATCACTAAACGCAGCTAAGCCAAAGTTTCCTTTTTTCCAAGTATTAGCCATTATTTTTTCCTATTAACAATTTTTTTTATTTTACCATTAACAGTTCTTGCGAATGTATGTGTTTTAGTCTTACGTATAAATGTACCAAAGTGACGTTTACCTCCCCACATCCAGCTTACTTTCTTAGCCATACCTTATCCTCCTACCATTTAACTTTGTTAGCCCAGTATGCTGCAGAACATTTACCCTTAGCTATGTTCTTTGCATGTCTTGCTTTAAAACTTTTACGTCTCGCCTTAGACTTAGCATCTGTTTTTTTACCAGCAGTGCTAACTCCTTGTTGCCCAAATCTAATTACTTTACCATTAGGGCATCCAGCACCTTTAGCTACAACTACATGTGACTTAGTCTTATGATTAGGAGTTCTTTTAGGTTTGTTATAACCGCTTACCCCCACTCTTTTTAATCTTGAATCTACTTTTTTAGCCACAGTTAATAACTAGTTGGTTTAATTGTTCTCATTCCAGACACTCTACCTCTATTAGTAAACGCCTTTCCTTCTTTAATTCCTTTTTCAAATTTACGTTCAAAGTATGGTGCCATCTGTATCATATCAGGTTTTGTTTCATAACCTAACTGAATAGCTTTGTCTACTAAATATTGATGAAACTGTGTAGGCAATTCACTTTGTTCTGTCATAGCACTAGTATCTGCATCGAGTGTATTAAAATGATCTGCTTTCTTATGATAAAATAATGTAATAGTAAGTGCTTTATCTACTGAAACAAATCTATTTTTTACACTTCTTAAAGGGTCGTATAAAGCAATACCGATTGAGTCACGTTCAAACCAATACACATGTTGTTTTGTAGTTCTTGTAAATACTCTATTGTAATTTGGCATTATGTTAAATCCCTATATTCTGGTCTACCCATTAATCTTTTAATATCTTTTACATTACCTTCTTCATCTTGTAAGTCTACTGATTTAACTTCTAATATAGACTCTTTTAACCCGTAATATCTTTGATTAGCAACAGTATTGAACTGCGTAGCTTCATCTAATATTAAAGTTCTAGAGCAAAACTCGTCAGATGCTTCGTTTAATAAATGTACAATTTCATTTGTACCAAGATCTGGGTGATGCCTTTTAACCATATCAACCATTTGTTGTAGCTTCATCTTGCACTCCTTGAATTTGTGGTGGCATATATTGTGTTATAAATGTTAATAAATCATTTATTACTAACTGATATTGTTGAACATACCAATTATAATCTTGTACTACTTCTTGTACTGCTAATTGATATGTTTGCATTTCTTCGTTAACTTGCTGTCCATAAGACTCTATTTGAGATTGATAATTTTGCACTTCTAATGCTTCTTTTTGAGAACTAATTTCAGCTTGTTGAATTTTTTGTTGAAGATCTGTTTGATAAATTTGCAACTCTTTATTAAACTCATTAACTTCATCTTGTATGTCATTAGAATGTTTTTGCAAAGCTTGATTATGTTTTGTTAGTGCTATGTTTGCTAACTCTACATCTTCATTTGTTAAATAATCATCTACTCCTAAAGCCCCTGGTCCTGTATAATCAACTGTTAATGTTGTTTTTCCATATGATGGAGCAGTGCCTAAACTACCAACAGTAGTTGTCCCTACAGTGATAGCACTAGGAGGACTTACATCACCTGGAGTTAAAGCTCTTAACGTTGCATTTCTATTTACCATAAATAATCTCAATAATTCTTTTGATGCGTATAATACTACACCCCTATTTAACTCAGAAGGAAAATTAGATATAGTGCTTTCTCCATGTGCTACACTTAAATCTGGTGTTATATGTTTAACATCAGCTGTTTGATTAGCTGTAGGTTCTGGTATAACACTTAAAACATTATTAGCTACATAGTACTTAGGGTCTAATTTACTTGTATAATATATACTATTTACATCTTCGTATTGTCCTGCTTTAAATTCTGGCACCTCTAAACATTGCCTAGATTGACCACTAGAATCAGCATCTTTCCTAGTAACGCTGACTATATCTAAAACATTAGACATTGGTAACTGTGGAGATACATTATTTAATGTAGTAGATTGAGTTAATCTATTTCTCCATTGAGGAAAAGTCATTAATGCTTTTGTAATAAACTTTACACCTTCAACTAAATATAAATTAGTTTGAGTTGTTAAGTCAGGAGTATCTATGTCTCCTACTATAGCTTCTATTTCTGTTTTAAAACTCATCTATTTCATCCCTATTTTTTTAAGTACATCTTTCATTAATTCACCTCTTAAATTATGTGTACCTGCAGCTGCTTTTTTAGCTCTTCTTAATTGTCTTGCCTCTAATAATTTTTCAACTCTTTTGCTTTGTGCAAATTTTTGTGCAGCTTTAAATCCTTTATAAACTACCTTTGGTCCTCTTATACCTGGTAAAGCAAGCGTAGCTACTTGTGCTACACCTTTAACTACTTTAAAAGTTACATCCACACCTTTTTTAAAATTTCTTCTAGTTCTATTGCCTTTTACCATAGTTCTCCTTAAAGCGGGGGAGTATATTGCAACTCCCCCAAGTTACTTAACTAAACTGTAACACGGTGTGTGTTTCAGGAAGTTGAATTTCTAGACCTGCTTCTGTAAGAATCATGTCTTTTCTTCCATCTACATCACGTGCTTGAACATTAGTAATAATTTGTGTATCTCTTGATACGCCATTACCAACTAACGGTCTATATGCTACGTTATTTAGATCAATCATTATAGCGGTGTTCTCGTGAGCACCTCTAAATAATGGTTCCATTACAAGGTTTAAATTACCATATAATGTAGATATTCTAGTTACTAGGTGTCCGAAAGAACCTTGTACGTTTTGAATATCCATTCCACTACCAACCTGACTGTTTAACGCCATAGTATTACCTAAGAAAGAAGTTCCGCCTAACTTATTAAAGTAAGACATAACTTTTCTTGAACATAGTACTAGTTTCTCTCCACTGTTTCCAGATTCTGGTGAGAACACGTCTTCCATTGCGTCAATGAAGTGATCGTAGTTAGCTGAAGAGTATTGGAAAGTTTTTACTTTACCATATGCTTCAGTATAAGGTACGATACCCCAGGTTCTACGTACTGGACCTGTTGAAGTGCTTTCGTCAGCAATTCCAACTCCGAATAACATAGCGTGCTCAAGATCCATCTTATGTTCCATAAGTTTTTCTTGATATATTCTCATGTATTCGTTATTTACTCCACGATATCTAGTAGCTAAAGCTGTACCAGAGAATAGAGGTACTGAAGTTTTAAAAATTTGACAGTATCCTTCTCTGTTGTAGAACTCATCGCTCCATGATTCTGGGTCTTCTGATCCTTCAGCAAATGCTGAACCAACTACGTGTCCTTCCATATCTGCGTCAAAGCGTAACTTTGAAGCTGATGCTGGTGTTTGGAACCCTTTAGTTGCTGCGTCTGCACCGTCAGCTGATCTTGTTGCAACTAACTTAAGTTTTAAGAAAGTCATTACAAGTCTTGCTGCTGCTGCATCTGACGATAAATCAGGTGCTGCTGTAATTTTGTAGTATGCTATTGCATCTACGTCTGAACCATCACTACCGTCAGCGTCATATTGACATTGAACAGCAATAATTTGGTTCTCTAACAAAAAGTTAGGTTGTTGATCTGCCACTTCTCTACCGAATTTATCATAGCCACAATCAACATCAAAGTTCTTACCAGATACAATATTGAATCCAGTACCGCCTCCGCCGTAAGCATCAGATACTACTGCTGCTTGCAATGCGAAGTTACGTCTTTGATATTGGTGTCTTTGTTCTAAGAATTTAAATACAGGGTCATCTGTAGGAATCTTAGCGACATTTGATAAATATGTGAAGAAAGGCGATTGTGCGGGAGCTAATTCAGCTACTCTTTCACCAAAGTTGAAAATTCGTCTATCAACATTGATGGAAGTACCTTGAACAGTCTCTCCTGGTGTCAAGCTATATATATTTGACATAGTTCATCTCCTTCGTTAATTGAATGGATTTTTTTTCCTATGATTCGTAATCATAGAATCCATCATTTGATCTTCCACGTTTTTTGATGACTGCACATTAGCACCTGGTTGTACACCTATAGGCGTAGGTATACTAAGCTTCTGTTGTCTTTGTGTCATTAATGCCTGTTTTTGTCGAGCCTCTTGTGTCACTTGCTTTATTTGAGTGACTTCGTTATTTTGCATGCTCATTTTATGTAACCTCACTAAGTTCTCCAAAGATAAAGAATCTGGACGACTCATCTTATCAATAAAATCATTAGCTTGCTGAGGCGTATATTCATATCTAGACTGTAAATCTGAAATTACTTTCTGATTACGTTGAAACTGCTGTTGTTCAGCTACCTGTTTCTCTAGTTGATTACTACGCTTAGCATCTAAATCAGTCATATAATTAGCTAAGTTGTCTATGTACTGCTCCTGTTTACTCAGGAATTTACCCGAGTCACTATCAGGGTCAGCTAGTGCTTCAGAATGATCATACCCAGCAGGCTTGCGAGGTTTAACAGGTTTTTCTATAGTAACTGTTTCCTTAGCAACTGGTTCTTCTGCGGTAGGTTGTTTTGATTTCATAAGTTCTGTAACTTGTGATTTCAGTAAATCTACTTCAGCTGAACGTTTATCAGCTTGACTTTGCCAATACTGATAGCTGTTTGTATCATTCTTTGGATCAGATGTTTCTAAAACTTCATTCTGTTCACCTTGCTCATTTATCATTGGTACTGGTTCAGTTCTTGCAACAAACTGATCAGTTTTGTCTTCACCAAAGACTTGTGCAAAGATGTCATCCTGTGAGGTAGTTTCAGTTGCAGTCTGACTTTCTACCTGTTGCTCTTCTACATTGTCCATTTTTTTCTCTTCTTGCATTATATTTATCTCCTTTCTAACTCTCCATGTCCTGTTCTGTATCTAGCATAGGAGTTATGTCAAACATATTCTCTTCTTCTAGCTCTTCCATTGCAGGTGTGACGGAGTTCATCAGATTTGATTTTGCATCGTTAAGTCTAGCTTTATACAAGCTAGCCGCCATATCAGCTCTGTTAGATACTTTATCTAACTCTCCACTGAATTTTTCTACTTCTAAACGCTTCTTAGCGTGAATCTCTTCACGTGAAGCAGTTTGTAGGTCTCCCTTGACCTTCTTTAATTCTTCTGATAGCATTTGTATAGTCTGTTGCATTTGTTGCATTTGACCAGAGCGTTCCATAACTCCTTCGATATCTACCAATTCTGTCTTTTTTAATACTTCTGTTTGGTCTATTAAGCCCATTTGGAACATTTGCATGTAAGTATTTAATAAAGCCATTCTATTTGTTGGTAATGTAGATCCAGATACTACCACTAAGTCATATCGACCTACGCCAACATCATGAAATTTTTGTACAACCCCATCTTCCATTTCCTTGTAGAAGTTTATTGCCTCTTCTTTTTCTAGTCCGTTAGGTTGTAATAGTCTAATTACCTTCTCTTCTGTGTATAGTTGTTGTATTAATGGTATTGCAACCTTACCAACTTGATTTAAAAAGTTTTCTATGTCATCTCTTCTAGATTTAATTCTACGCTGGCCAAACTCATCTACAACTAATGTACCACGATAAGTAGACGGTGCACTTGCTCCACTACCCTGCATAAGCTCAAAAATACCAAAGCCGTATTCTAAATCATATTTAGCATCAGCTTCATTCTTATACAACTCATTTGGTAACGGCACTGGGCCAGCAACAATGGGTGCACCCAATTCAGCATCAAATTCAATTACACTAGTACCAGCTTTACTCCACTCCTCTTCAATCTGTCTTAAATCTGCAGACCCCCTAGGAATTAAAAGTTTTACATTAGTACTTGTACTTGCATGTGCTATAATTAATGAACGTATTTTGTTTATATACTCTTGTAAAGGTCTATATAGTCTTACATCGGATTCTGGATAAGGATTACGATGATGTACATTCATTAATGTAACTATAGGGTAATCTTCTGAAGGCAGCATTCTTTTGTATAATAAGTGATCTCCAACAGTAACAATCATTTCTATACAAGGTTTTTGTATTTCATTACAGGTTATTTCACCCATACCTTTTAATTCTTCTAAACTTACTGGTATTAAAGTAGTCGTACTACCTGGTATAGCATCTTCATCTTCTGGTCCATTAACTCTTACAGGGGGTGCTGGAACTGGATTACCCATTTCATCCATCTGAGGATCGGGTATTTGATAGTGAAAAGTTCCACCAGTCTCTATTATAATATCTACTAAACTTGAAACAGCTTCAGGTTCAAAGATAATTATTTCTTCCCCAGTAATCTTTCTTATTTTAATGTAGCTTTTAGCAATGTATTGTTCAAACTCATCTACGTCAAATAAAAATTCTCTTTGAGAGAAGGGTTCGTATACATTATAGTAATATGCTGTTGTTCTAGTATATCTTTCAGTATATCTTCTCTTTGTATGCATACGAGTCTCATCTGTTCCAGAAAACATTTGACCTTCTGTTGCTGCTAAATCGGTAACAGGATAGTCATCTTGATTGTCATCTGGGTTAGATTGTTCTATTATATCCATATATTCTGGATATACAAGCTCTGCATACTCGTCTGTCATGTATTTACATACTAGAATATGTGCAGCATCTCTAGCATAAACATCCTTTGAGTTAGGATCAATGTAAACATCTAAAGGATTTAATGCTTTAATACACACTTCTCCCTTCCCTAAGTCTGCTTGAGGGTCTTGATATACCTGCATAACACCCATACCACCTACATAGTAGTCATCAATAATTCTTTTTAATTCTTCGTCACCACTAGAATGCTGCCATATATATTGAAATAAATCTGAAAATACTTTTGCTGTCTTTCTATCTGAATCTTCTCTAGCTGTAGTTCTAAATTGTGGTGAGTTATATGTAAGTAAAGACTTTGCTGTTTCTACGATAGGGTGAATACGATTTACTACTATAGGTGCTTGACCACGAGACTCTAATACTTCTTGTTCTTCGTTAGTCCATTGAGCCCCCGCTCTAAATTCTACTGCTTCTTGAAATTTTTGTGCCCATAATTCTCTTGAGCTTTTGTATTCTGTATATATTTCTTGCGTTAATTGTACTTCTTCGGGTGTTTCGTATGAATCTATAGATCCGCTCTCAAAATCAAAAACTACTTTGTTATCTTTCTGGCTTTGAGTCCTTGTTGCTGCTGTCTTTTTCTGTATGTTCCTTGGCAAGCTTAACCTCTACGTATCCCTTCGGTATCTTTATTTTTAAATCAGACAAGATCTTAGTTATGTCTAATTTGTACTTATCTATTTTATCGCTCATAGAATTTTACTACGTAATTTAAGTGCTAATGTAAAGTTTGTCAAGTCTTTTTTATAGTAATTTCCAACTTTTTCTTTGAGGCATACTATAATCTTCCTCTTCGTAAACGGTTATTGCATCATGTACTGGCCTATAACAGTTTTTATTTGCATAGAAAAATCCATCTAACAAATCGTCATGCTTACCACGTGGATATAATAACAGCTCATCTTCTAATGCTTGCATGTTTTTCTGTATAAATATCTTACCATTAGCAAATAATGGTTGTAAACTTTCCAATCTGTAGGATTTTCTAGTTCTAGGATTCTCTTTTATTTCTAATCCTGGTATAAACATACCTAACTGTTCTGCTTGTTCTTTGATATATTGACGTAACATTTCCTGATAACCAACAGATTCTATCCTAGTCTTAGTACTTTTTAAGTTTTTAAAATTTTGTATGATAGCATCAGCTAAATCTAAAGGTGTTGCTCGTTTTCTATAATACGGTAGTATCCAACGATTATGATCACTATCAATAGCAATATTAAATATAACACTATAGTCTGCTCCTTTTTTTGTACTAGATGCGGGATCGACTCCTGTAAAGATGTTTACAGGTCTAATCTCTTCCACTTCCTCACCATTAATGTTCGTCAGTACGAGATTCGACAATCCCTGTTCATCTCTGTCGATATATCCATCATAGTAGTTAATATCTTCAGCACGAAACAAATTATCTTCATCACCAACAATTTGGCAAAGATATTCTCTGTAAAATACCGATAATCTATTTATACTATCTAATTCATCTTTCTTTTGCTTTAACTTATCTACGGGCCATACTTCTGGCCATAGTGCTACATTGTTTTCAAGGTCAGGACTAAACTGTAAGTTTCTCCAACCTTTCATATCTTTTAACGTTTCAACCATACATCGCTCATGCTGCGGAGTACCAATGACACAGATTCTACCACGGAGCGGGTCAAGGGATGGAACACCAGATTGCAGCAACCAACGTAGATTATATTCCATCGCTTCTGCAGTTTTCGTGTTAACCTCGTCTTCAGGATCATCCAGTACCAATAACGTCGGTCTTTGATTCCCATGTTTAATCCCCCTTATCTGTTGCCCTGTACCTTTACATATAATAATACTACCATCTTTTAGTTCAATCTCTGTATTAGTCCACTTCCTGGCGGAGTTCTGTCCCCAATATCCAAAAAAATATCTAAACTCTTGTGAATAGTCTAACACGTCTTTTATAGTACCAAGAAGCTTTGTAGCATGAGATTGTGTTCTAGATACTAATACAATTACTTTCGTACCCTTATCCATCATTAAATGCCACAAAGGATAAACGCCAGCAACAATCGATGACTTAGCATGACCACGTGGTGCTATAATATTTATCTGTTTATGCTCAGAACTTAACTCTTGTACAATATCGTAATGAAATCCTGGAGAGTTCTCACTAAACATGTTAGGCATTACCATCCTACCAAACAAAAGCATGTCTTGTTGCATCTCTAATAATACTTTTTTCTTATCCATTTGACTCTTCTATTGTAATAATTAATCTAAAATCTTCTGCAACTGCTTTTAATACAGCTATAAATTCTTTTACATCAATCTCTGTTCCTTTAATCTTTATCGTTTTCTTCATCTAGCTGTCTCGTTTGTGTGGCTTTTAGTTTTTTAGTTTGTTTATCGTATGTGTCAGCTATCTGATGTGTTATATCCATCTCTAAAGACTCTGTAACCTGCTTGTTTTTAGGTTGCATGTCTAAAAATACTGACAATTCTTTTGCAGCACGTATCATATTAGCAGGATCTTCCTTAACTTTAGCTACATCTACTGCATCTTTCATAACATCTAGTACATAACCTTCATCAATTTCTTTATCTACCAGTATTTCTTTTAGCTTATCTGCCATAATCTTCTTTACCTCTTTAGTTTTTAACAACTTACGCACTGCAACAGCAGGATTTTTCTGATCAGGTCTGTATATTGTCCCTATTTTATCTAAATCTGGCTTTATACCTGATACTTTGTAGGCTAAAAACGCATCTATTGCTAAATCTGCCCTAGATTTGTTAGCTTCTATGTCTGAATAGCTCCTTGTAGACACACTACTGTAGTTTTTACTGTAGTAATGTGGTTCAAACTCTAGCTTCGCAGTCTTTTTAGCCCATTGCCTACCATATGGAAACACCATTTCAATGCTTGTGCCGTAAATGTTACGCTGAATACACTCAGCCACATAACCGTCGTCACTAATCCCCCAATCACCAGGGTTACATTTGTTCCACTTTTTGTATTTCTTACCAGTTTTTTCAAATTCTTTAACGGGATATACTTCATAATCAGTGGATTCAAAGTTATTTATCTTCAGTCTTCTCGTTATCTTTATCATCTATAGGATATTTTTTTTCTAAAAATTTTATGAAGTCTTCTTTGTCTCCATGCATGTCCATATATTCATCTAGGGCCTTATCCCCGTTGAAAACCTGCATCTTTAGTCCTTCTATCTGCATCATTATTGCCCCTATCATACTTGATAGCTCTTTTACTGTTGGCTTCTTTTTTTTCTTTTGTATCATATTTTACTTGACATCCTCTTTTTTTAGTAGTATACTATAAGTAATACTTAACACATGTGTCAGTATACTATAAGTATCATTAATTTTTTTCTATATAAAATTCAACTCCCATTTCTAAAGCATCATGAACAAAATCAATCTCAGCCTGTGCTAAGTGCATACTCTTAACATGAATATGATCTTCGTTACCAGGTTCAAAGGGGTATTCTACCCATTCTTTAGAAATTTTATCAAATTTTTGTAGCTTTCCACTCATAACCATTTCAAATAACATTTTTCTAGGAATCTTCATAATTCAAAATATACAACCCATTTTTAAAAAATGCAACTAGAATGTATGGTTGTCTTATATATAAGGATAGCCCCTAGCCGTTGGCTTGGCTAATATCAACATTTGGTTGAAAATTAGTAAATTAAACAAGTTAATTAGTAAAGGAGATTATAATGGATAATCTAAGAAGTGAGTATTTAGGAATAGAAGTTAAGAGTGTAGATGATAATGGTAACGATAGCTGGAGTAGTCCAGAAGTAATACCAGCTGGTAGTCTTACTGGAGGTAATGCATTCATTGTTACATCAGGTCCAATTGAATTATGTAGTCAAGCAGATCAGGACGAGTTCTCAGCATTCTTTGCAGAGGGAGTTACTTGCGGTTTAAGTAAGAAAATAGGTAGTCGTTATAAGACTGCTATTAGAGGTGGAGGCTCATCAGCTAAGAAAGTTAACAGACCTAAAGCTGCTTAACTATAGTAGGGAAGTGTAATAGCTTCCCTATCTATCATTTAATACCCTACAATAGTCGTGAAGGAGGAAATACATATGACTAATAGAAAACATAAAGCTGAGCAGCTTATCTTACTATTTGACTATCATTTTGATAACAGAACAGTCAATCATTACAAAGTACAAGACAAGCTCAGTAAGTTAGACAATAAACAGTTACTTCATCTAATCAGTCTAATAGATGAGAATAAAGTAATCATGGCGTACAGACAGATGTTAGCTATGATAAATAAAGTTAATTAATTCCCTACAATAAGGGAGGAAGAGAGTACCAATGGTATACATACAGATTATACTAGCTACTATGCTTATACTAGCATTAGTAATCATGATGATGCAAGTCACCAACATACTTAATCAATACAGAAAGACAGTACAGCAAAACTATATGCTTCAGGTGGAAGTCAATAGACTTAAAGCCAAAGAGAAAGAAGCAGCTATGATGCTAGCTAAGTTACAAGAAGATAGTAAGTTTATACATCAGTCTGACAAATCTATAAATAGATTAGAGACAGAATACCTAAGCAAAAACTTGTTTGAGCTAGTAGAGTGAGCAAGAAAAATAAAGTTCCAGACATCATCAAGACAGAAATTGATGGTGTGTGGAATGGAGGAACAACTACAGGTACATATAAAGACAGATCTGTAGACAAAAAGACCATCAAGAAACTAATTCATAAACAGTTAGATCAAAAGAATGAACAAGAGAATGATGACTACATGGAAGATTTACTTCTAGATGCTAGTCAGCTTTATAAATAGTTTCGGTGGCTGAAAGTAGGTTAGCCGTAAAGGTTTCATAGTAGATAAATTACATGATTAACTAACCTGCTATCACAATTCAATATTAAGCAGCAATACTATAGAGTTTTAAGCTTAGCGGCTTTCCACAATTCTCAGACGTGAGTGTAAGTGTCCGTAAGGGATATCTAAGTATTGCTGTTTATAACATAAAAAGAGGTATAGAACAGATGAAAGTTAATATCAGAGAAGCACTATATCAATACAATGAAGACTATGATTTGTTTCGTAATTCAACAAAATACAAGTTAAAAGATTTGTTTGCTAATCACGACATAATAGATTTTATAATTGATATAAGAGATATCGTTCACATAGAAATGGAGTATATGCGATACCATCACAATAGATTGTGGTGTTATTTTGGTACGCCAACATCTGAAGAAGAAAGAGTAGATATGAGAATGAGAGGCGAACATGTAGAGTTACATAAAACTATATGGCCTATGTTTAGAGTAAATGTAAATGTATTTAGGAAAGCATTGCAATACGAGATAGATAATATACCGTATGAAGTATTCCTAAGTTTGAAAACAAAATATGTTCATGTTAAGTTAAGGAGGACTGATGACAGAAAGAGTTAGAGAAATTAAAAAATATCCATCTAAGTATTTTCCATATGAAAATAAAAGAAAGTTATTACATGCTTATATGTACAAGAAATATGGAAATGGATGGGCTTGGTTCCAAGGAATAAGTCAAGGTAGAAGCAGAGGATCTAGTACATACAGAACGCCATGGCTAGATAAATTTAGGAGGACAGAGAAATGAATAACAATGAATACATTATGAGCGAATTTATTAATAGTTTATGTTTTGCTTCAGAGCAATTAATAGCTGAAAATAACTTAACATTAGATGAAAGAGTAATTATCGTAAATAATATGCAGTCTATGTTACAAAAAAGATTGGAGAAAGGTGCTAAAGAATATGGCACACAAGTACCAATACTTACAGAAGAATGTCTCAAAGTCGATAGAGATAATCTTATGGAAGGAATAGAAGAATGTGTAGATGGTTTAGTTTATACGATAGCTGAAAGAATAAGAGCTACCGATACAAAAAATAAAGAATACCATACATACATTAACAGATCAATAAGTAATTTGTGTTATTCTTTGCTTAACTTAGGTCAAGCAAGAGAGTTACAACGCAAGTTAAAATACGAAAAGAAAGAGGCGTAAAAATGAGTGAGACTCAATCAACACCATTCAGTGGTGTAAAATACAAAGTGAATACAGAACAATGGATTACAGATATGAATGTACCAGCTCATGTTACAACAGTAGCAGAGTTTATTACATATTTGCAAACAGCAGATAGTAATTCATTTAGTTTAATTGGAGACGATAGTACAGTAAATGTAAATGTTAATCCAGTAAACAGGCAAGAAAGCTTAGGTCCTATTAGACCTGGAGCTGGAGATACAGATCCTGATGGTCAACTATGTTTTGTTGCTTTCAATAGAAACAGTAAACGTGGTGGATAATAGTAAATAATAACCGAAGGGTAGCAATTAGCTGCCCTTCACAACTTGGAGTAAAATATGTGGATAAAAGAAAGTTGGAATGATTTATCAATTGATTTAGATAATCTTTCACAAGAAATGATAATAGGGCCATCTAATCAAGTGGCTAAAGCTATTAAAAATGTTAACAGAAGGTTTATAACTGATACTTATGTTAACGGAAACAGAAGTATGTTAGAACCTATTAAACCTTTAGGTTTTACAAGAACATATAGATGGCAACCAGGATACAAAGAAATTGTAAAAGAAGTATTAATTACAAGACTTCATCAATACAACAAAACTGGTAGCTTAGAAACTATGTTTAACAGAGATGAGCATATGTCTTGGAATAAAAAGAATTTTAAAAGAGCGTTAATTAATATAGAAAATCAATTAAAAGTTCTTAGAAATCAAGGCATTACAACAGATAGAGATCTTGAAGTTGCTAAAGAAACTATAAATAATACTTTTAGTTTATTTAAAGAAAAAGTAAATGAAGCAAAGTTAATATTTGATTTAGTACCTAACTTAGAGCATGAATTTTATTTTGAATATCAAACATTCGATAGGTTAACAGATGAATCATTAACATCATCACAAAAAGATATGTTAAAGTTTCTAACAGGTAATGTATGTTTAAATTTAAAATACAAAAATCCTAAAATAACAGTAGTGAATGTAGATAAGCCTGATATAGAAGCTTATGGTGTAGTAAATTTAGAAGATGATTTATATTTATCTTTCAATATACCATTGTATCTTTTGTTTCAAGAGTTACAAGTTAAAAGCTTTGATCAGTTAAATCATAATACATTATATTCAGGTAGTAAATATAACATAGAAAATGAAATAGATAGATATCTAATATCTAATGGTTTGTCTACTAACAGACAACATTTTAGATTTGCTAATCATATTTCATCACATTACTCAGAAAGCAATAATATTAAACATCCATTTGTAAGTGGCAACAATGGTGCAGAAACATTAAGAATGTTTGATCTTGAGCTCAATGGGAAAAATGTATGTTATGGTAATATGGATAATGAAATAAAAGATGCCTTTACAAGATTAGATTTTGTAGATTTAGTAAGATTATTAGATCAATGGCAAACTTATTGCATAACAACTACTAATCCATTAAACAATATTAGTTATAGTTTAACTACATTACCAGCAGATCAATGGGATGAAAGAATCTTAATAGATTCAGGTCAGATGTTAATTAAAACTATGCATGAAAATGTATTATCTATGCATGGTGTATCTAATGTTCATAAGCCAGGACCTTATGCTACTGATAGTAGTTGGAGACATCAAAGCATGTCTAATGCTGTATTTGTAAAAGAGCTAGGTTATAAGTGGGATGATGATAGTGAAGTGTATACATTTGGCTGGGAATTTACAGACAAGAATTGGATACCTTCTATTATGCAGCTTAGAGATGTTTGTGATCCTGACTTAACTATAGATACAGTAGAGCCATTTCATGTAGAACAATTACAAAACTATTTGTTTGACAGTATACAAGCATCTGTAGATATGTTAGATACAGATAAATGTCTTACTAGAAACTATGGTTTATATAATGACATGGTTAGAGTGTTAAATACAGTATATGGTGAAGATAGTCCTTACAAAATGAAAGGATTATTTAAAGTAGAAGAAACTGTAGAACAAAGCAATGATTCAACTTTAGATGAAGTTATAGACAATCTAAATGAACCATTTGTTTATGCAGAAGAATCTGACTTACCATTTGGAACAGATAATGAAACAATAACAGTTCAATCAGCATCAGAAATAATGACTGCTATGGAACAACAATTAATGGAAAGAGGTTAAAATGAGTAAATTCATAATGTCTAATGAAGATTGGACAACATTACAACACTATGCTAGACATGCTTGGGATGAATATCAAAGTGAAATAGGTGGATATATGGTTGTTAAGTATATAAATAATCAATTTGTATTCACTGAACCTGTAATACTAGAGCAAGAAATTACAGCTGGTAATACAGATATAACTAAAGAAGCAATGGGTAAGTACTTTACTGAAACAGAAATTAAACATGGTAAAGAACCTTATTGGCTATGCTGGTGGCATAGTCATCATACTATGGGTGTATTTTGGTCAGCTACAGATACTACTGCTATTGAACAAGATCAACATACTGACTATGACTTTTCATTAGTTATAAACCTAAAAGAAGAACAGATACTACGCATAAGTGACTGGAAAACAGGTACGCAAGTTGATACAGTAGTAGAAATAGAAAGTAAAACTGTAGAAATGCCTAAGTATATTAGTGACAATGTGGCAGAGTTATGTACAAAACCATCATCAGTTATAAAAACTAGTGTAGGTTGGGGTAGTAATTGGGATACAAGTCGTAAAATAACTAAGAATCAAGTTCAGTTGTGGGCAGATAAAGAAGACGAAGAAAAAGTACAACTTGAAGCAGAAATAGATGATATCTTACAAGATTATACTATGGATGATGATTACAGCATGTGTCGTAAACGATTAGGTAATTTAAATAGAAAGCTCGGTGCAAAGAAGAGTGAGTTAAGAGTAGGTGTTCTTGACAAGGTTATGTTAGATTCAGTAATTAATATAGTATTAGCTGATTCATACATATACAGCAAAGGAACAAACTTTGACATAAATACCATGGTAGAACAAACAACATGGGAAGGGAGTTTTAAATGAATGAAAGATACTCAGGAATAATAAATAGTTTCGATGAGTATGCATATCATTTCTTAGGTTGCGGTGCTATAGGTAGTGCCGCAGCTGTAACATTAGTAAAGATGGGTGCAAGTCGTATCTATCTTTATGATATGGATATAGTAGAAAGTCCTAACATAGGAGTTTCAATATATGATAGAAATGATTTAAATAAATCCAAAGTAGATGCATTAAAAGATAGATTGATTGCTATTAATCCTTCAATAGATGTAGAGTGTTATAATCAAAGGTTTGAAAGATATCAACCAGAAGATAAAAACATAGTCATACTAGGATTTGACTCAATGAAAGATAGATTAGAAGCAGTTCAAAATATAATCAAAGATAAAAAACCAGACGTTCTTATAGACGGAAGAATGGGTGCTGAACATTATCAACAGTATACTTTGAAACAACCTACTCTATCACAATACAAATCACATTGGTATAGCGATGATGAAGGTGATGATGATCCTTGCAATGCCAGAGCTACTAGTTACTGTAGTAATATGACAGGTAGTTTTATATGTAATAATATAAAACAGATTATTAAAGAAGAACCTTACTTGAAAGAATTTTCTTTTAATTTTCAAACAATGTCATTAAACTCTACAGGATTTGTAAGTTAAATAAATAAACTAACATGCGGGTTATTATACCTCATCTATATCCACTACTTACAAGTAGACCCGCATATTAGTTGTTGATTTATATACAATTTATTTGTATATTACAGGGCTCAATAAGAGCATAATATGAACATGAAACGAAAGGGAACTAAATGAAGTTCAAAGGTAAAGAATATACAGAAGTAAAAGATCGTGTAGAGGCATTCTTATCAGAATATCCTACTTCTACAATAGAAAGTCATCTTGTATCAGTAAACAATATTACAGACACACCATCAGGTGAAAGATGTAATGAATACTTAATCAAGTCAACTGTATATCCTGACAAAGAAAACAATCCTGACATGTATTATACTGGTTACGCAGCTGAACGTGACAATACAGGATTTGTTAATAAAACATCAGCATTAGAAAACTGTGAAACATCTGCAGTTGGTAGAGCATTAGCATTTGCTGGATTTGGTGGAGGTTATTCAATAGCTTCTAAAGATGAAGTAGATAATGCTAAAGCAGCACAAGCAAAATCTCATGTTAAAGTAAAAGATCTAACAGGTCTTGATGCGTTAGCAAGTAAAGCTAAAGATATTATAGGTAATGAAAGTTATCTTAAATACCTAAAGCAAAGAGAAGATGGGTATTTTGATACACTAATAAGAGTTAATACTTGCAGAGATTACTTTCAAAATCAAATAGAGGAAGGAAGTAAAAATGTCAAAGAAACTGCCTAGTGAGCACAGAATATCAGACATGAATGAAGGAGACATTCAATATATTAGTAATGACCATGGTGATTATTTACTTGTAAGAGTAGCATATAACGAAGGTCAGTATGGATATAACTACATTGATACAGATCAAACAACAAAATCATTAGAAGAGTTTATGGAAAATCATAATGATTCAATGCAAGATGCTATCAGTGAAAAAAACCAAGACTATATTAATGATAATCGTACAGGAATGGAGGCGTAATGGCTATTAATGGTACAAAACATAGTAATTCTAGTTCAACAATGAGAAATTATTTCGTTAATGATACTACTATTACAGATGTTCAAGTAATGGATTCACAATACACAGATATGAGTTTAAAAGTACAGCTAACAGATGTTGGTAATGGATATACTTATACTAGTTTTGTAAATCAAAACTTTGATAAAGATACAAATGGCGTAGTAACAGGATTGTCTTATCCAGATGATTTAAATACGTTGTTTGTAGCTGCAAAGTGTGATCTAAATGTTAGTGACTCAGGTATCTTAGATACTAAATCACTAGAATCTTTAATGGGTAAGAATGTTTGTTGTATAACATACAAATCTTCAGGTAAATACAAGCGTAATACTTGGGGTGTATTGTCTAGTCCAGAAGGTAAAGAGCAATTAGAGTCACGTTTTAATCAACAGATATCTAAAGGCTATCCAAAAGACTTCGATAAAGGAAGTAATGAGGAAGATCCTATTGTTCAACAAGTCAAAGAGAAGTTTGATGGTCAAGAGGTACCATTTTAATGACAGCTCAAGACATCGTAATTGCTTGGATTAAAAGTATAAAAGCTAAAAGTCCTATGTTTTATAGTTACGATTTGGAAAGCAGCTTACCATTGTATGGTAGGCTTGCTCACCAAAAATTACACACTGCAAGTACTTATGCTAGGGCATTTAGAAAGATACGTGAAAGTAATTCTTTAAAAGCACACGGCATAAGTTTAGAAGAAATTGAACATACGAATAGGAAAGTAAAAGGATGGAAAATAACAAAGTAGTAGAGGTAGTTCAAGACGGTTTATCAAATAGAAATACAATAATACCATTTGATGATTATCTTGAATTAGAAAAAAAGAATGCTTTTAATAAAGAAATGTATAAGTCATATTATATGTTTGATGATACGTTTACAACACATGTCATAACTAATAAAAGTGTTAAAGGATATAACGGTTTAGTGTATCCTAATAGAATAATTATAGATGTGGATAAAGGAGATATTGATGGAGAAAATCTACAAAATTATCTTAGACATGTTTGTAATGAGTTGTTTGATTTTGGTATTGATAGCAACCACGTTAATGTTTGGTTTAGTGGTAGCGGTTATCATGTCGAGTTACTTAACATTTTTGGGTTTCAACCTAATAAAAACTTACATGTTAAAGTTAAAGCAACTCTAAGTGAACATTTTAGTTTTGGTGATAACATATATGATAAAACTAGAATCATAAGATCTAATTGGTCGTTAAATAAAAAGACTAATTTGTATAAAGTGTGGATACCTTTAGAAGATATCTGGACTATATCATATGATGAAGTTTGTAAGATAGCTAAATCAAAGCAATCTTATAATCAATATGTTAAAACAAAACCAAACTTCTATGCAACATTAAACTCACAAGACGTTATAATAGATCCATATTTACAATCATCTATTATATCAAGTCTTAACAATACAGCTAGTCTCACACCAACTAGAAGCGGTGAAACTAATTCAGTAGTTACATGTGTTCAGCATATATTTAATGAAGGACCTAGTCAAGGTTCAAGAAATAAAAACATGATGCGTATGATAAGTTCTTGGAAAAGAGCTGGAATACCATTCATAGTTACATTAAACGGTATGATTAAATGGGCACAAAATGAATTAAATACATCAGAAATCGAAAGAACTGTTATGAATGTATACGACAATCAATATATATATGGTTGTGACGATGCAATTTTAATGGAATATTGCGATCCAAAATGTATACACTTTAAACGTAAAGATTATGTACTTGATATTAGAGATGTAGATTCATTAGAAGATACATTTACAGAGTACATTATGAAAGACTTTACAGAGCGTAGTGTAAACATTAATGATGTATTTCCAGGTGGACCTGATTACTTGTTTAAACCTGGAGAACTAGTTGTCTTTAGTGGTGATACTGGTATGGGTAAGACTGCTTTTGTACAAAACTTAGTAACACAGTCAAAGAAAGATACTTTGTTTCTATCATTAGAAATGAATGAAATATTAATTTGGAGACGATTTGTTCAGATAGCTAAAGGACAAACAGCTGAGTGGGTACAAAATCAATACAAAAGCAATCCAGATTTTAGTGCTAAAGACATGTTAGATCATATTAAAATTATGGTTATAGCACCAGAGATTGAAGCTGTTAAGAAAGTAGTAGCACAGTATCAACCTAACATACTTGTTGTAGATACAACAGACGAAATGCAAGTAGATAGATTTGATGGTGAAATACAAAAACAAAATGTAGTTATAGATGCTTTAAAACAAATAGCACAACGTAACAACACTTTAATATTTGCTGTTCATCATTTGAATAAAGCTAGTGCAGCACAAGGTACTGTAGGGTTGCATTCATTAAAAGGTTCGTCTAATGTAGTACAAAAAGCTGATAAAGTTATTGTACTTAAAGGAAATCGTAACGAAGTTTATAGAACTATTCAGTCAGAAAAATCAAGAGACGATGGTAAGCTAGAATTTGTTACAGAATTTCAACCTGAAACAATGACATTTAAACGAATAGAAATATAAAGGAGAGGTTATGTTTAAAGTAATTAGAAGTAAAAGTGATAAGAATGTTTATCAAACAAAAATAAGATGCTTTAGTGTGTTTGATATTGGTTGGTATGTTACCAAACAATTAGGTAAGCATCGTGGTATTTTTATGGGTATAGATAATAAACAAATACATTTAACATTTAGAAGTTGGAATACTACTTTAGTTAATGATGGTAAAGTTTATGACGCATAAAAATAAAATACGTGGTAATAACCTTGAAAGAGAATGTGTTAACATTGCTAAAGAGGAAGGGCTCTCTGCTGAGAGAGCCTATGCCTCCAATGGTAAAGCATTAGGTAAATCTGAACAAGTTGATTGTTTAGTTGAAGGATATGCAGTCCAAGCTAAAATGAAAAAAAAGATTGCACAATGGTTATATCCTAAACATCACGCAGATGATGTAGACTTAGTTGTTACACGTATGGATCGCAAAGAAGCACTAGCTGTAATACCATATAAAGAATGGATTAGATTAATTAAAATAGAAAAGGAGATGAAATCTAATGAAGATGGATAAAAGAGAAATACAAGCTATCATGTCACTAGCTAAAAAAATATTACAAGAACAAGATAAACAAGACATAGAAGTAATTAGAAAATCAGAAGATCAACATGACATGACCGATTATTCTTTTGATGTTGTTAATGATAAAGAATGTGAGGTATCTAAATGAGCCAATATATAGGAGTTGAAGATCAAGTACAATTTGTATTAGAGTTTTATAATCCTGCAGAAGTATTACTATTAAAGTCTGCTTTAGTTAATTATAAGAAAGCACCTTTTGTAAGTAAGATAGAACACGTAGTGTTAGCAGAGTTGTTAGATCGTGTAAACGAGCTAGAGGAGACTTTATAATGGAATGTACTATATGCACAAACGGTAGTCCAGCATCAGAACCAGTAGAAACAGAAACAGAAGGTATGTATATAGCTTTATGTACTGGTTGTAAAGACTGGGGAGAGTTTACTACTGAAGAATATCGAGAAAAAGAAGAGTCTAATTAGAATTATAGGGCAGATGTTTCGTTAACTTGTCATCTGTCCTGACAATTATTCCCTCTCTATAATGCGACTTAAAAGGAGTCGAGTGGTTAATTCCACATTGCCCAAGGTTAATGGTTATCACCTAAAAGAGCAACATGCAGTACTTAATTTGGTTGGCGTTAAATTAAGAACGGAGAGGGAATAATAAAGAGGAGGCGAGGTAAAAATTCAGCCACCGAAAAAAAGATATTAGTCCTCAAATAAAGAATAGTCTGCTTCCATATCTACTAGTTCCTGTTCTTCTATCTTACTTCTACGAGCTTCGTGTATCTGATGTAAAGGTAATCCAGTTAAATAATCTGGAGCCATAGCAGGACTATTGTACGTTCTTTTTACATCTCTAAATAATCTACCATAAGGAAAGTAACTATATAGAGTGTAATCAGTAAAGGTTTGAAAGTCTTGATTTAGTATAGCGGTTATAGGTTGCATTACAAAACGTCCAATAGGAGGTGTTACAATTTGTAATGGAGCTAATGCTGGGTGAGGGTAAGAACTAAAGAAAGCACGGTCACGTTCTTTTTTGTCACCAAATAATAAAGCAGCTGTATCTTGCATCCAAGACATAGGTGGTGATAAAGCGTATTCAAATATACTAGCTATAAATATATTAGCTAATGCTAAGGACATTAAATCCATAGTAAATTGTCTTTGAAACTTTTTATTAGCTAATACATCTCTATTCCATTCTGATTGTCTAGCACCTTTATATAATTTTAGACGTCTACCTACACTGTTCCATGCATAAGGTTGGAATCTAGTAAGTACACGACCCAAAGAAGTGTTAGCAAAGTTAGGTCTAAATGTAGCTTGATACATAAACTGTGAAGACTCAACACCTTTCAATGCATAATTAATTAGAACAGGACTATCAAATGGTACTTGTTCTTTAATAGGTCCTAATACATTATCTCTCATATTAATATAGTTAGCTAAGAATGCATTACCACGTAGCTTACGCTCTGACCATTTCATAGGTAATGCACCAAACTCTACAATAGGTACATCAACCTTTAAGTCTCTTGCTACTTCTCTTAAAGTTTTCTTTTCTATCTGTTCACTAGTAGCCTTAGTTAGTATTTGTCCTTCTTTATAGCTTTTATTCATACGAGAAATAAATTCTTCCCAGAACTTACGAACACCAGCTTTACCAAAGTTTCTATCTAAAGATACCATGTCTAAAAACATCTGATCATACACACCTAATGATTCTAACCAAGCATCTATATCTTGTCTAGATTCAAAACCTCTTTTCTTTTTTGCACCAGTAGTTGCATCTACAAAAGTAAATTCAGCATTCATAGATTGCATCATAGATAATACATCTTTAGTACTATTGGCTTTTCTAAAAGCACTCCAGCCTGTGTCAGCAATAGTATTAACAGTACCACCATATACATTAGTAATAGCTGTTTTAGGGTGAGATAACAACGACAGTAATTCAAACCTACCTTCTAAGTCACTAAGCCCTCTTATTCTAGATAACACAGCATTACGTCTATCTGCTTCACCAGCACCTGTATTAGGATCTACACTAGGTAGGTCACCAAAAAGTTTACCACCAAATAATTTATTAATTCCTCCAAAGAATTTTACTGCAGACTCATCACTAGTAACATGATAAAGAGATCCATACTTACCTGTTACATTAACATCTTGTGCTAATTTTTTAGCTCTAGTCATACGTAAATTATTAACTTCTTTCTTAGCTACTTCAATATTGTTGTTAGCTCTCATTAATATATTTTCTTTTTCAGCACCATTAACACGTATAGCTATTTCAAAATCTAATATTTTTTCTTTATCCGCTACGCTTAAAAGCATTTTCTTTCTAGATAGTTTGTTTTTTATGTAACGTTTATACAAAGCTTGATCTTTCTTTTCAATACCATGAATGTTTAATGCTCTGTAATTAGACATACCTATCATATTAGTAAAGGCGTCTCTCATAAATCTTGACCAATTTTCTGCAAACTTTTCTTTCTTATTAACTTTGTCAAAGTTTCTTAACAATAGTTCTGAACTAAAACCAGCTAAGTTTGTTAAATGTGCTTTAACTAATTGTTGTTTATATCTTTTAATAATATCTAAATCTTTTTTATAAAAAGGAATAAACGCATCGCTTCTATTTTTAAACATAGATGCTGTATATTCACCAACATATCCTTTGTAATTACTTCTTGTAAACAAATCTCTTACTTGAGCTTCCGATTCTAACGATCCATTAGTAGCATTGTTCTCAGCATTTCTTTCAAACCTAGCAAGTAACGTAGATTTATAAACACGTATAGCTTCTTGCTTTGTCATCTCTTTATATTCAACAGCCATACGTAAATCTAATGGCAACATTTTATGATTACCTGGTTTACTAACTTCTTTAATTTTTCTTTCTACTTGTTTTTTCATAAACTTTTGTATCTCAGGTATGTTAGCAGCTACATCATAGTGCCCCATACGAGGCATATATCCCCTATACACGTCACCAACAATGTGTTTAGCATAGGAAGCCTTACCCATCTCTCTTTTAATAAAGGATTCAACGATTTCTTTTTGTTTAAGATTTAAAGGTCTATCTAAATCTATTTTAGGATAAGCCATTTCTATTCTATCTCTTATTTGCATATGGTATTTAATGAAAAAGAAATCATTTACACTGAAGAAATCTTGAAAAATAGTTCTATCTGGTGCTGCTTCTAAGTCAAACTTTTTAAACATAAGACTTACTATTTCTTTTCTAATAAGACCAAATGAATTTAAAAACATTTTTTCCATGTTAGATGTTGCTTCAACTCCAGTCATCTCACCACTGTCTACCATTTTTTCAATTTCTGTTTTACTTTTACCTTCAAATAATCTATCTTGTTTTGTATTTTTATACAAATCTAATTTTACTTTTTGTTTAGATAGATAAGCTCTAATCTTTTTATGATTACTCTTTATATATGATTGATTAATTTGTCCTAAATCTTTTTCAAATTTACTAGCTAATCTTTTAGCATATGTAAAAGCGTCTATCATTTCAGATTTACCTTCAGTAGCCCATGGAAATTTTATACCTTTTAACTTAGTTATAGCATTTGTTGAGTCATTATAAGCTGCTTTAATTCTTTTTTTAGCTTCAACAGATCTTTCATTAGAAGGGTATTGTCCGTTTTGATATTCATTGACATTCCAAGCATGCTCTACTAATAAATCTTTATGTCTCTGTAAGTTAGCATTATCTATACCTAAAAAATTATAGTATCCATTATGCTGTGCTTCAATACCAGAAGACATTAGTTTTTGTAACGTATCAAACTTATCTATTCTTTTTCTACCATATTCTAAAGTGCTAGTTGGTACAATAATATTCATAGTCCTAGGTTTTTGTTGACCAAATTTATCTATAACAGGTACTGCAGCTTTAATATACTCTAACTCTTCAAAAGTTTCTAGCTTCTCACTAATTTTTTTATAGTTTAGCATCTGATCTATCCAACCAGGCTTAACAATTATTTTACCAGTAGTTTTATCTATAATACTTTTAGCACTAAATCTTTCTTCTAATGCATTGTTTAACATTTTTAAGTCTTGAGGTGTTAACGTGTTTAATCTTCTACCAATACCTTCTAATCTAAACGTTAAATCAATAAAAAATTCTTCAAATCTAGATATAGAAGAAGGGTTTTTAGAAATAATATTTCTAGTTCTTTCTATTTCTATATCAGCTTCATCTGTTACAAGTTCATTAGGTTTCAATTTCTTTTTCAACCAATCAAACTGTGGTAATATTTCATTCATAATATCATTAGTAGTCTGCACTTTATCTTCTACGGTTTGTGTATCTTTTTTAAATCTATTGTTAATATTATTTGGATATTGCTTGTTATATCTTTCTTGTGCGTCTGCACTTATTTGTTGCTGATCTGAAAGTTTAGGTCTTTTAATTTGACCTTCTGAAGTATCATAAGTTCTACTATTACTAGTATCATAATTATCTGGTAACTCTTCTGCTACATCAAAAGGTATTTCTTCTTCTAAGAATTTTTTAAGATTAATTTTTTCTTCTGGCATTTTAATTTGTTGAGTTATGTTTTCAGTAATCTCTTGCAACATTTTATATTGGTCTTTAAAGAATGTTTTTCTATTAGATTCTTTTATTGCTATAGATTTGTATGCAAAATTTAAAGTTGGTCTAAGTTTATTATATATTGCAGCCTTTGTTTTCATGTAACGAGCAAGCTCTACGCTCTCTCCAGAGTTATTACCTAGTTCTACTAAACGTTGTACTTGTCTTCTAATTTTTTTGTTGACAATAGCTAAATCTTCTTCTGCTCTTTTTAATAAATCTGATGATGTAGATCTGAAATCTCTACTGAGTAACCAACTATCTATTAAAGTTTCTATTTGTTCGTAGGTCTCTGGCTTGTATGCATTTTTATATTTATCTTTAAGTCTCATAATAATATTGTTCATATCTTTTACTGTTACAACTCTTTCTCCTTGCATGTTACCTATGCCACGTAACTGTACTTCAGAGTGCCAATAACCTTTTATATTATATGTTGTATCCATAACATTCTTAACAATCTTTTCTGCTGTTTCACTTCCTAATCCAGTACTTGCTGCTTCTCTTATAAACTCTTTGCTCTTACCCATACTATAGAATATACCTTGATAGTCCATTAGTTTTTCATGCATATGATAAGGCTCAGCATCTGTTAATCTTTTTAAATCTTTATCTAATTCAATATGAGTAGTCCAATAATCTTGCATACCAAACCTTTTAAACATTTTGTCACCTTTAATCAGTTCTCTTAGTTTAGATATATGAAGTCTTACAACACCTAAATCATCTATGTTAGATATTTCTAAATTCTTTCTAGCTGCTTCATTAAAATAAAACTTATAAGGATCTACAAAAAAGTCAGGAGTTTCTCTTACTGCTTTAGCAATGTTAGAATAAAACGGTATGTCATTTCCTAGTTTATTTAAATATGATTCAGCTAAATAATCACTTCGTTCTATACGTTTAATAGCATCACCATTCATCTTATAAAAATCGTTATGCACACTTTCAATTAATCTTAAAGAATGTAAATGATCTGTATCTTTAAAATAATTACGCTTATCTTTTACATTGTAAGATTGTTTACCCCACGATATATTAGATTTACCACTTACAGAATCTACAGTAAAATAAGTATCCCATACTTTGTTTATAATTTTATTATAAAATTCTATTTTAGTAAAGTTTGCAGAGTCAGCCATAAGATTTACAACGTTAACACTATCTAACTGTAATTGTTTTGCCATTTCAGTAGATGAAAGCTTACCCTTTCTACCTGGTAATGTATCCTTTAATCTTA